GTCAATGAAGAGAAGATGTGGGCAGACTATCTGTTTAAGAACGGTTCTATGATCGGACTTAATGAACGTTTGTTACATAACTACGTTGAATGGATTGCTAACCGTAGAATGAAAGCGATTGGTATCAAACCAATGTTCGACATTCCTGCTAAGAATAACCCTCTGCCCTGGACGGAGCACTGGTTAAATAGTAAGGGTCAACAAAACGCCCCTCAAGAAACGGAGATTGAATCATATGTCATCGGAGGAATCAAGCAAGATGTCAAGTCAGACTCCTTCGCAGGGTTCGCCCTCTGACCATACATGGGCAAACCGAGTCTATCTAGAAGCAGCAGAAAAAGGTTGGGATGATCTTATGGATAAAGCAGACCAATCTGGTAACCCTTTCGCAGAGGAACTATGGGAAATGGAAAAGAAAAAGGCACGTCAAGAACAAGAACGTAACACACGTCACAGTGTTGACAAGAGTGAAGACTTTATCAAGTCTGGTATGACTCTCATCACAGATGTAGAATCTGACAAATACCTTAAGAGACTTGATAAATAGTAGAGGATAGAGTATACTATCTTTATCGTTCATCTCATGTTAGCACTACTGCTGGCATTCACCCTTGCCCATCATGATGACGCTAATCCTTATGGATGGCATATGTCTTGTGAAAGGTTCCTACAACGATCTACGGAAATCAGATTAGATCCTAACCTTGACCTTAGGTCTAAGTTGAATCTAATCGCTTACCTTAAATCAAAAGTGGAAGGTGAATGTAAAGGAGTGTATACATGAGACGCAAGTAAGTCGCGGAACGGAGCGTTCATCCCATGTTTGAACTACTATTGTACTCAACGATGGCTTGTGCAGATGCTGATGCTTTAATCCTTGGGATTAATAAGCATGAAGATCTGAAGCCAGAGTGGAAGTTAGAACTGGTAGAGACCGTAAAGGAATCGGTGCCAGAATGTGACTTCTACTGGGACGCAAACGACTGAAGGAACGGGGCTAAAATCCCATTCTTTTAGGAGACCTACAATGAACACCCTTAACCTCATCAAGAAACAGATCGAGAAAGCAGCAGCACTGCATGATGCACAAATCGCTATGACATCCTATCGTGGTGTTAAGTATGAGTGCAAGCAGGGCGGTGATGAAGTGCATGGCACTTTCTGCTATCGTGGTCACACTTATAACAAGTGATATCATGGAAGCACTACAAGTAGCGGGATTGATTTCCCTTGGTTGTGTTGCGGCTATGTCACTTATATACGGAGAAATCCGACTTTTAATTAAGTCTTGATTCGGTAACAAAGGACCCATTCGGGTCCTTTTTTGCTATTCTAAATACTTCTAACCTACACAGGAGAGTCATGAAACTTTTTCTGGACTGTTCTGACCCAGAGCTTATTGCCTCTGCCTTTGAGACTGGTTTAATCGACGGAGTTACAACAAACCCCAGTCTCATGTTAAAAGCAGGTGAGGATCCTAAGCACGTAATCAAGGAGATCTCTGCAATCTTCCCTTGGAACGCTTCAGTTTCTGCTGAGGTGGTCGGGGATACTGCTGAAGAGATGCTCGACATGGCACAGGATTACCTGGAGATCGGACCTAATATCACAATCAAAGTTCCCTGCACAGTCGAAGGACTGAAAGCATGTAGAGAACTTGCAGACGACGATGTACATGTAAATGTAACACTAATATTCAGCACGGCACAAGCGATTCTTGCTGCGAAAGCAGGGGCAACATATGTCTCGCCTTTCGTTGGACGTGTATACGATCAACATTGGAATGGCATTCATTTGATTGAGGAGATTGCAGATGTCTTTGCTACACACCAAGTCAAGACTGAGGTACTTGCTGCTTCCATTAGGGAACCTATGCAAGTATCCGATTGCTTTAGAGTGGGTGCTGACGTTTGCACTTTACCTCTACCCATCTTCTATAAACTCTACAAGCATATTCTCACTGACAAGGGTCTAGAACTTTTTGATAGAGACTGGAAGGCACTACAGGAGGGTCTATGATGTCTCGTGGACAACTGTCTAAGATTGATTTGGAGTCACGCATCTACAAACTAAAGACAGCATTATATAATGGTAGTCATGGAGATAAAAATGGTGACTGGCATGACGGTCACCATGATGCATTGAATAAAGTTCTAGATATTTTACAGGAGTATCGAGTATGAACAAACAACATCTCAAGGTTCTATTGAAGGACCTTGAGTTTTTATTAGAAGAACTAAAATCAGAAGTATATTCGGACACAGAATCTTACCTAGATAGTGAGAATGTGAGACGAGTACACATACACGATGACGACGGAGAAACAGACTGACTATGAAAACCCCTGGATTTTTAACGGACACCCTTTTTTATCTGAGAACATTGACGACCATTTCGGTTTTGTCTATTGCATTACAAATCTCCTCAACGGTAAAAGGTACATCGGACGCAAATACTTTCACCAACTACGAAAACCTAGAGGTGGAGGTAGGCGAGTTAAAAGTGAAAGCGACTGGAAAAAATACTACGGAAGTTCTGCTGAACTTACTGAAGACCGCAAACAGTACGGAAATCTGGTCTTCAAACGAGACATTTTGAGCCTACATAAAAGTAAGGGACTCACAAACTTTGAAGAGACTCGACAACTATTTCTAAACAATGTACTTACGGAGGCAATGTCAGATGGCACACCAGCGTTTTACAACTCAAACATCCTTGGTAGGTACATGCGAAAGGACTACTTCAGAACTGGCACAGACGATTGACGCTCCCTGAGCAGTCTGCTATAATAACAAGGTAGTCAAGAGGAGTTCCAATGGACGCAGAGTTCTACAAAGCAGAACTGAGCATTGATGACGCACTGTTTGATTTGTTTATCGATCAGTTGCATCAGTTTGCTGAGCTCGAACAAGACTCCGAAAAGACTACCGCTTGGGTCAGTAGCTCAGCGGATAGAGCAACTGCCTTCTAAGCAGTTGGTCGCAGGTTCAAATCCTGCCTGACTCGTTGCCCTTCGGGGCATACGGTCCACTAGAGGAAAGTATATGACTACAGCACAACGCTTCTCGTCTCATATTGAACTTCTTTATGAGGCAATCGATCGTCAGGTAGTTCTTGACACCGAGTATCCTACCATTTATAATCAGGTACTGAAACACTATGAGGAGAAAGGAGTTGACTTCTACGGTGATGTAGATGAGGATTATGACATCCTCCTTACTAAACTTGAAAACGACCTTTTTTATTATGAACCAAGTGAAAGTTCTTCTTGAACGTTTTCCTTATCGGTATGTCTCTGTTGGGATGCTCGAAAACGGGCATCCTGACTACCGAATCCAAAAAGCAAATGAGTACACCAAGCGTTACTCAGACATGTATCTTCTAGACAACCAGATGCAACTTCTGACTGCCATGGAAGATTTTGAATATACCAAGTGGTTGGACCCAGATCGGGTTCCGTGCTACGTTCGCGATTCTGTAAAGTCCTAATGTTGTTAGAATGTTTGTTTCCGACCTTTCTTTATAAAGATATTATTCCATTTGATATTGATCTAGAGTATCTAGAAAGTTTGGAATATGAACGGTATGGAGATGGCACTGGGTATACCAGTGCCAATCAAATGATTCTACTTGAAGAACCTTTTGCAGAACTAAAAAAAGAAATTGATAAACATCTGAATATTATTCATTTTGATGTCTTAAAAAGTTCTCAGGGTATTCCAGTTCATACTACATCTTGGATAAACTATCATACTCCTGGTGATTATGCTCCCATACATAATCACACAAACACTTTCTACAGCGGTGTTTATTACTTGAACGCTCCTATAAATGGAGGTGGTATCTTCTTTCATCATCCACAGTTGATGAGAACAAGAACACTAAAAGTAGAGGAGTCTGAAAAAAATATGTGGAATAGTGAACTCTATTACCATGAACTAAAAAAGAACTCTTTTCTAGTATTCCCTTCAAACTTACCTCACTCAACTGAGGTAAATAAATCTAATAAGAATCGATATTCTTTGGCATTCAATTATTTTATTGAGGGGCAGCTTGGATATCAAACTAATAAAATCAATCTACGCATTGTCTCAGAATGAACACCTATCAACAAGCAGCAGATGCCTTAAAGGCAGCAGTGAAAGCATCCCTTGATCAAGACGTAGACTCTAGTCTTCAATCTGAAATTTGGCGTCACTATCAAGGTATGCAAAATATTGCTAATCAACTAGAGCATAAAGAATCTTTCAGTCTTTCTGGAGTTATGTACGATCCAGATGAAAACATTCACTTTACTGAAGGACCCTTTGCAGCAGATACTGTCTCTCTTGGGAACCTCACATTTGGCGATGATGTGATTTCTTTCGGTGATTATAAAAGTCAGGAGCACCGTCCTGACTAGTCTTTGCCAATAGACTATAAACTAGATGGTATTTCAACGCATGAGAGATGTTTATACAACTCGTTGACGCGACAAACCCAAAAGAGTTTCCCTGTTCTCTCAAAACAGGGTGGTGGAGTCATTATGACCCTCTTTGTTTCTTACTTTAGCAAAAGTAAGTGGTGCGGATGGAGGTAACACTCCCGCCAGGTTTCTTGTTTCCTGTCAAAGAACAAGTGGCGTGCATGAAAGACCTAACTAAGGACCTATCACAGGTCCTTTTTTCATGGATAAGTGATGGTTATCTGACAAGGGGCTTTACAAACCTAAAGAAAACCTATATAATGTTACAGTTCTTTACACAAGACAATGACCGTAACAACGAACGAATATGGACAGAACAATCTGTTCGCAAAAGAACCCCAGATGGTCGTCGAAGAATACAATCGTAAAGGTCTGGAGTCCCCCCAACAATATGTTGAGACCTATAATGGTCGCTGGGCAATGATGGGGATTGTTTCAGGATTTCTTTCCTATGCTATCACTGGTAAGTTCTTCTTTGGCATCTTCTGATGACTGAAGGTTTATTTACCGCTACCAGCATTGCATTTTTTGTTCTGCTGGCATACTCCGTACAACAACTTGCTGAGACTTATTGATGCCTGACATCGCTGAACTCCTTACTTATTATGTTATCACTGCTCTGTTGATTATCGGAGCACCTGGAGTATTCTTTTTCATTGTATTCATGCCTGCCCTTCAGAATACTAAAGGTCGCATGGTAGGATACAAAGACCACAAAACTTATGGTGATTCCACCATCTACGAAGTAAACCGTACAACCTAAAGAGGTGATTCCTATGTTTAACGAAACCGCTGAAAAACTGAATGGACGTGCTGCAATGATTGGATTTGTTGCTGCTGTTGGATCGTACCTGGCAACTGGTCAAGTTATCCCTGGTATCTGGTGAATAGATTTCTGATGTTTACCAAGGACTCTTGTGGTCCTTGTGGTCTTGTAAAGCGTTATTTGAACGCTCTTAATGATCATCGTACTGAACTCATTGAAGAAATCCAACTAGAAGACTTCAGTGATGAACCTATTCCAGAAGAAAACCTTGCACTCGCTAAAGATTATGGTGTAACTGCCACTCCTGTATTGGTTGTTACCGATCCTAATGGGGTCCCGTTGGGTAAATACACAGGTGGGATGCAAATCACACAAAGTATTCGTAAACTATTCGATCAATATGTCTGAACCTGTAACCGACCTCTACGAAGATATGGCAACTCTAAACTCTCTTTACGAAGAGTTGTGTTGGGATCCAGAAAAACCTCTGGAGTTCAAAGCAGATTACGAAAAGGATCAGATTGTGATTCGACTCAAGCGAGACTAAATAAAACTGAATATCGTCGTCGCATGACAACGGGGTAACTGGCACAATCCAGTTGACACCCCGTTTTTTATGTGATAAATTGCTTTAGAGTTGAGTATACTATGGAAGATCGTTTTATTAAAACTTACGATAACATCTTGTCTGAAGAGGGGATAGCATTCCTTAAAAATAAGATTGATCATCAGATTATTTTTGAACCTAGAAGTCACTATGTTCATCTGCAAGATAAACAGTTTACTATTGATCCATACTTTCCTGATTTAGCAAAGGAAATCAATGAAGATATTCTTTCTAATGCATTTAGTCATTATGTAGATGAGTTTCCATTCCTCAAAAGTAGAGGAGAATGGTTTACAGGAACAGTTCTTCTTCAAAAGACTTCTCCTAGCGAGGGATATCATACATGGCACTGTGAAGATGGAACATATAGTGATGTAAGTAGAATGGTTGCTTGGATGGTTTATTTGAATGACGTTGAAGAGGGTGGGGAAACAGAGTTTTTGTATCAAAATCTTAGGATTAAACCAAAAAGGAATATGGCAGTTCTTTGGCCAGGTTCATTCACTCATCTTCATCGTGGTAATCCTCCTCTGAGTGGTGATAAGTATATTTTAACTGGATGGTTTACTCCTACTGCTGGGATGAACACATTTCATTTGAAAGAAAAAGATTGACTTTCAGACTCAGACGTGCTATCCTAAGATTGATCTTATGAGACTTATGAATACGTTACTTGGTGCCGCAGCAGCGGCAGTTGGATTTGCTGCCATTGGTCCTGCCCTCACTCCCCCTCCACTTCCTGTATCTGAAGTTGTGGAGATCCCTGTTGTTGAAAAGACTTGGAAATGTCCTGACTGCACTGAGAATGAAAAATATGTCCTCGAACAAATCCAAGCAAAAACAAAAATCCGAGATCGTAATGCTCTTGCTACGATCTTGGGAAATATTAAACAGGAAAGCAACTTCCATCCCGACATATGCGAGGGAGGGGCTAGAGTTTCTTACAGGGATTGTCATAGCGGTGGGTATGGTCTTATTCAGTGGACCAGCATAAATCGTTATCACAATCTTGGAGTGTTCTCTGAACGTTATGGTTATGACCCGTCAACACTAGAAGGTCAAACTATGTACATGATTAACGAATCTGTCTTCCAACGTTATCTTCCTGAGTTTGAAGGTATGGGACGTACAGTTTCACAGTACATGGTTCCTGCATATTACTGGTTGGGATGGGGAATCAAAGGTAAACGTGAGGTTTATGCTTGGGACTACTCCAAAAAACTAGTCTTCGCTTAAGTACAAATACTCTACTTTTACCTGTTGACACCTACGGCAATCCGTACTATACTAAATAGGTAAACAAATGTAACGGACCAATGAGTTTCGTTACAAAACCGACCCCAAACCGAGACCTATAGGGTCGTTAAATACGTCTCTCATATCCTGTCTAAGGGTGGCAGGAAATAGTAACTCCACCATTTCCCTGATGGTCTTACTTTTTGTTTAATAAAAATGGCTAGTTCAACTCTCTCACGCCAGTCTGGCGTATCTACCTGGGAATCATTCTGCGAATGGGTGACTTCCACCAACAACCGTCTGTATGTCGGTTGGTTCGGCACACTGATGATCCCTACGCTGCTTGCAGCAACCATCTGTTTCATCGTTGCCTTCATCGCTGCTCCCCCTGTGGACATCGATGGTATTCGTGAACCCGTTGCTGGTTCGCTCATGTATGGTAACAACATCATCTCTGGTGCTGTCGTTCCCTCGTCCAACGCAATCGGACTTCACTTCTACCCCATTTGGGAAGCCGCATCCCTTGATGAATGGCTTTACAACGGTGGTCCTTTCCAACTCGTAGTCTTCCACTTCCTGATTGGCATCTATGCCTATATGGGTC